TTATCCCCCCTGCCCAGTCCCGACGCGGCGCGCAGCGCCGCGGGTTTTTTTTCACGAATTCATGTCCCCAAGTTCAGGACACGTCCCATAACTCCTATGGATTAACTGGGCATATATATGACTAGCTTCATCCATACATTTAGTTATGGCTACGTCACGCAAGTACTGCAACTGGGTATTCACGATCAACAATCCTGCTAATAATGACCTCCCTCTCGAATGGCCCTCGCTTAAATATTGTATCTGGCAACGGGAACAAGGGGCGTCTGGAACGCAGCACCTCCAGGGTTACGCCGTCTTCACTTCGCAGCGTAATCTTGCCTCGGTGCGTCTCCTCAATGGGACAGCTCACTGGGAGCCTCGCCGAGGAACGCACGTTCAGGCTCGGGACTACGCCTCTAAAGCTGATACCCGCATCGCTGGCCCCTTCACGTTTGGAGAAGAGCCTCAAGCGCAAGGCGCGCGTAACGACATTCGAGAAGCCCTTGAAGCCGTCAAAGAAGGCGCCACCGATCTCCAGCTTATCGAAGCCTTCCCTTCCACTTGGGTTAGGTATAACCGTGCGTTATCAACCTATCGAAATCTACTTCCGGTCCCACCCCGAGAAACCCCTTCCATTCTCATCGTCTATGGTCCTTCACGATCCGGGAAGTCTTCCGTCGTACAAGAAGGATATCCAAATGCCTACTGGAAAGATAAGGGAAAGTGGTGGGATGGTTACTCAGGCCAGTCGACTATCGTCTTCGATGAATTCTATGGATGGTATTCCTACCATGGGCTTAATCGGCTCCTAGATGTCTATCCTCTCAGGGTCGAGTGCAAAGGTTCCACTGTTCCTATGAGAGCATCGACATTCATCTTTACTTCGAATAAGCATCCGAAAGATTGGTATTCGGGAGTAAATGATCCGTCTCATGCTCTTTTGCACCGATTTCGAGACTGGGCCCAAGTTCTCTTCGTTCCTTCTCCTCCTGACACTTGGGAATGGCAAGAGATTGAAATACCAACATCTCCTATCGTCTCTCAGAATCAGCATTACGGCAATCCTCAACCATATCGCGCGCATCCTTACCGCGATTTTGTGTTTTTTCCTGGTGATTCTTAAATGTAATTCTTAATTCATTTACCATGTTCTCCCGTCCGAAGCGTGCACGTATTATTGGTTATGGAGGTACCCTCCAACGAGGTGCTATGCGCCGCCGGCGTCAAGCTCGTCGCCTTATGAATACTGCACTTGTCCGTCAGGTGCTTCGTCGTCCTCTCCCTGTATTTCGCACCTCTGGTGAGCTTAAAGGTGTTGATGTGGATACCGATCTCTCGGCAGGGAATGTTCTCGCTACAACTAGCACTAATGCTGGAATCTTTACTATCAATCTTGTATCTCCTGGAAGCGGGCCCAACAATCGTGTTGGCCGGAAGATTCGTTGTTTTTCAGTGCGCATCAAGGGTACCGCAACTTACCAGTACGCTGCTACTGCTACTACTGGTACTATGCGATCATCTTCTATACGCATTGCTCTCGTTTGGGACAAACAGCCTTCTGGCGTGCTCCCCGTCTTCTCTGCTATATTCGGGACTACGGTTATAGATGGAACGGAGGCTTCGGAGTTTCTCGATCCTTTGCGTTACGACAACACTGGTCGTTTCCGCGTTTTGAAGGACCTGGTTCTTACTGCTTCTCCCACCGGTCAGAATGAAAATGGTGGCACTACTGACGCTATGCAGATCACGCATGTGTATGATGAATTTATTGATCTTAAGCGATCTATGAATAATGAGACTGTCTATGGTGGTCAAACTGTTCCTACCGCTATCGCTGATGTGTCATCGGGTGCTTTATATATGATTATTCGTGCTCAGACGAATGAGTCCACTTCTCAGTGGACTTTGGATAATTCCTTTGCGCGTTTGCGTTATCGCGATTGAGCGATTTGTGTCTTGTACTTTAACGGGTTTATACAAGACTGTATTCTATCCCGACCAGCGTCGCCGAGCCGTCGAGCGCCCGTTAGGGCGTGAGCCGGCGAAGAGACGAACTGGACCCTCGAGGTCCTTGCCATAATCCGTTGGGCTTTAGCACAACGGACTCCGCAGGCGCTTGCGCCATGCGGCAACGGGGCCGGGGTCGGCCCCGTATCTTAGGTAGGGGGTCTGGTAGGGGTCACTGGGGCCGTAGGCAATTGGTTCGGAATAAAGTCGCCAATAGGCGTTAAGTGTGCGTCAGTATTACCGCACACTTTATATCCCGCAAAATAGGATAAGACCTTTTATCCCGTACATTCGGATGTACTTTTGCGGGTCTCCCCCGCCCGTATTGTTATCCCCCCTGCCCAGTCCCGACGCGGCGCGCAGCGCCGCGGGTTTTTTTTCACGAATTCATGTCCCCAAGTTCAGGACACGTCCCATAACTCCTATGGATTAACTGGGCATATATATGA